AGCTAGGTTTCCATATTTTTGGATCCTACCTGTATCCATAATTTTTAACTGTTTCCCCCCAACGTTACGAATAATAACGTCATTTGAAAATAACCGTTTTAATCTTGTGAAAATACTAATATCTTGTGCCATCTTGTTGTTTTTTAATACATATTAATCAAGAAGCCAAGTCAAATCTTGTTCTCCTTGTTCTCCTAAATTTTGTGTCCATCCTGTGTTTTTCTTATTTATACCTCCAGTAAAAATACCTGGGGTAGTATCTCGTTGCCAATTTGTTACTGTGGCTCTTGTTATATCTAATCCTTGTTGAGCAAATTTAAGTGCTGTATCTCTTACATAACATGCTGTTGCTAAAGATATTACTAAATCATCGTTATATCCTATTTGGGCTTCTGGTTTTCCATTTAACCAAATAAAAGTTTTCATTTCTTCTAATGTTCTTTTTCCCTGAATGGTAATTGCTTTATCTTTTAAATATGCATCTAATTTTCCTATTACTAATGGTCTTGTTTTCATTGACATTGTAAAACCAGGTACCATTTTTGTTGTATCTGTTATATCATATCCTTTAGCTAAAAATGCATCTGCATTTGTTGCTGCTTCTCCTTTAGGTGAATAATATAAATTATTATAACCTTTATCTATTACTACTTGAATTGTATTCCAACCTATGTTAGCATTTTCAATTACTAGTAATGCATTATTATATTCAGTTGCCATTGCAACTAACATATGACCAAATTCTTTAGTACCAATTTGACCTTTAAATTCACCAATTTGTTTAGATTCTTCTATATCAATAATATGAA